CTCCCATATTTCTTAATACGATATCACCATCTTCAACTTCAGGAAGTCCTAACTCAGTTCTTACTTCGTTAATAGTCATCCAGCCTGAAAGAGGGCTAAGTGCTTTTGTATATGTTTCATTCTTCTGTGTTATATTTTCAGGAACTGGGTCTTCAAAATCCAAAAACAAATCATCTGGACTATTAAATAAAGGAATAAAGAATTCATTTAACTGTTCAACAATCCTTCGCATTTTAGGTTTAATCGTCCATCGAGCAAAAGTATAAGCTGCTGTTTCTGCATTAGCTCTATTAACATCATCTGAAACAGATGCAATAGCTTTAGGAACTCCGAAAATAGAAAATATCTTAGCCATACTAAATTTTTGCTGTTCAAGGAAATCCATATCCTTCTGACTTAACTGCATTTGAGTATATTTTAATCCACCTTCTAATAAAGCAACTTTAGCATGTTTATTTAATCCTCTAAAACTAATGTCCCAAGTTTTCTTTAATTGTGCTTTTTGGTCATCAGTTAATTTTTCTTCAGTCGTTAATAATGCATCAGGACGAGCAGCATTAAAGAAGAAATTTCTATTCCATTCTTCTGCATATCTATCTAACTCAATTACTCTCTCTGCTGCTTCTACAGTTCCTTTACCTCTAAATTGTGCAACAGGATTTGGATATTTTAAAAATATAATAGACTCAGGAGAGAATTTTATTTTATTCCCTGGTTCTGGTTCATATGTATAACCTTGAATAACTCTATCTTCTGCTTTCTTACCAAGATTAACTGTTAGCTTATCAGGACGTAATAAGTAAATAGATTTAGGAATACTAGATATTTTATCTCCTTCCCTTTGCTTTTCAAATTCTATTAACCAAGGTGCTTCTCCTGCAGTATCTAAATATTGTTGAGTTAATTGAAAATGGTCAAACTTAGTAGTAAAAGAATTTACTCTATATAAAGAATCAAGAATACCACTTTCATCATCTTCAGTTATGTCTTCTACTTTTCCTTTACTTCTTTTATATAAATGAAGTTTGATTGATGCTACTTCTTCTGAAATAACAGATACACAAGTATAAACCCAACCTACAGCGGATTCTAAATAATCTGTTTCTCTCCAAGGTGGAGGAACATTTCCTTCTACAGGAGAATAAGTAACGCCGCCTTCTTGTATATCGCTCCAAGGACGGACTACTGTTTTCTTCTTACTTGTATCCTCGAGATATTTTATGTTACCTCCTTGAGGTATCTTATCCCAAGCTTCTTGTATTCTTTGAAAAATATTCATAATAAAAAAACCGAACTATAATAAAAATATATATTCGGTTTTTCCGTGTATATTAAATCCTTATTTAATTATTTACCCTTTTCGAGCTGAACACTCGATAACTTATGACCTGAATAAATCCGATAAAGATTAATTCAAATCTCCTTTACTATCCTGCTTAGTCTATAGAAAGCACGATAACAATGGAGAGTTAATTAACTCTAGATTTGAGCCCGTAGTTTAATGAACAGATGTCTTATCATCTATAGACAGTATATAGTATTTTTTTATAAAAGTCAAGTTTTTTCCAAATTTCCTTTTAAAATAAAGAAAATATGAGTCAGGATACTAGGATTTGAACCTAGGCTGAATGCTTCCAAAGCAAATGTGCTCCCACTACACCATATCCTGATTTAGGGTGACCAAGAGGATTCGAACCTCCGCCGACACTTTCACAAAGTGCTATGCTGACCGCTACACCATAGCCACCACCTAGAGATGCGAGTCGGGTTCGAACCGACGCATAGAAGTTTTGCAAACAACCGCGTTACCACTTCGCCACCGCATCTATTCTATTGTAGGGAAAATAGGGGTCGAACCTATGTCTTCACGCTCAAAACGTGACGTGCTGCCGCTACACTACATCCCTATTATCTTTCACCCCAATAGTGTAATCTAAAATTCTTATCAGGTTTATAAATATCTTTCTTGTCAGTCTTTTTAATCCACTTCATACTTAAAAGTGTTTTAGCAAAGTTAGGAGTTATTGCTAAGAATCTATCAATCGCATCGAGAATTATTATAGGACTATGTATCACATCTTTCATATTAATTTTGTAGGGACACCAGGACTCGAACCTGGGACTTTTACTTTATCAGAGTAACACTCTGCCACTGAGTTATATCCCTATTACAATTGACTAACACCCAGTAGGAATAACAGGATTCGAACCTGCAGTCTACTCTTTCGAAGAGAGTCGCTCTTTCCAATTGAGCCATATTCCTAAACACTTGATTAACATCTGGCAGGGAAAGCAGGATTCGAACCTACATTAATGGGTTTGGAATCCATTGTTTTGCCAATTAAACTAAATCCCTTTCTTAGTAGGGAAAGCAAGACTCGAACTTGCGACTACGTCTTTATAAGAAACGCGCTCTGACCAACTGAGCTATTTCCCTAATATCAAATTGCTGCAGACAAAGTAGGATTCGAACCCACATCTTATGTGTTAACAGCACATCGCTTTACCAATTAAGCTATATGTCTATCTAGAGCGAATGATGGGAGTCGAACCCACATCAACTACTTGGAAGGCAGTGATAATGCCATTATACGACATCCGCATTGAGTGCCAAGAATAGGAATCGAACCTACTACACATGGTTCTTCAAACCATTGCTCTACCATTGAGCTATCCAGGCATGGTGCCCTCAGCGGGAGTCGAACCCACAACCTTCTCCTTAAAAGGGAGTTGCTCTGTCCATTTGAGCTATAAAGACATTCAGTACCCCTAGTAGGATTCGAACCCACATTATCTGTTTAGAACACAGTTACTCTATCCGGTTGAGTTATAAGGGCATCCTTGTGGGTATGGTAGGACTCGAACCTACGTAAGGTCTAAGACCGTCAGGTTTACAGCCTGGTGCAATTGCCACTATGCGACACACCCATTTATGAGCCAGAGAGAGGAGTCGAACCTCCAACCTGATGTTTACAAAACAACTGCTCTATCCAGTTGAGCTACACTGGCTTTTTTTCAAGTGCCTCGGGCGGGAGTCGAACCCACATACCTCTCGGCAACAAGTTTTAAACCTGTCGTGTATACCAGTTCCACCACCCAAGCTTCTAGTGCCCAGAGCGAGAATCGAACTCACATAACCTTTCGGTCAATAGATTTTGAATCTATCGCGTATACCAAGTTCCGCCATCTAGGCATCAGTGTCCAAGGAGAGATTCGAACTCTCACAGCTATAATAGCCAGTAAGGTCTAAGCTTACCATGTATACCAGTTCCATCACCTGGACATTTAATTATCAAGTAGGCAATGCAGGATTCGAACCTACGACACCATGGATGTAACCCAAGTGCTCTGACCAAGCTGAGCTAATTGCCTATGGCGCGGATAATCGGATTTGAACCGATGACTTCTTGGTTGACAACCAAGCGTTCTAACCACTGAACTACACCCGCAATGGTGAGGCTAACCATTCTCTAAAAGTGCTTGTTTGAAATCTAGTTGCCAGGACAGGAATTGCACCTGCGTCTAGAGTTTATGAGACTCTCGAGATACTACTTCTCCACCCAGCGATTAAATTATTAAGTTGCGAGGCTAGGATTCGAACCTAGAATACCACATTCAGAGTGTAGTGTGTTACCATTGCACTACCTCGCATTCAGCATCGTCGCTGGGATTTGAACCCAGGTTGCCTGGATGAAAACCAGAAGTCCTGAACCTGACTAGACGACAACGACATTAGTATCGTCATTGGGATTTGAACCCAAGTCACATGGATGAGAACCAAGCGTCCTAAACCAGACTAGACGATGACGATATTATATTAAATCATTCTATTTTCAATTTCATTTCAAATACCATTTCTTACATATATTACAAAATGTTGCTTGTCCTTTTTTTACTATACCAGAATTAGAAGGAACGATAATACGATGATGACATTTTTTCTTTATTTCTTTCTTCATCTTTTTGTTTAATACTAATTATTAATAATTGTTATATTAATTATATAGTACTTTCTTTAAAAAGTCAAGGGCTCAGCGGAGGAAGAGGGAGTCGAACCCACAAACGGTTTGCACCGCTACGGATTAGCAATCCGTTGCCTTACCATTCGGCGCATTCCTCCATTGGCGGAGAGAACAGGACTCGAACCTGTACATCCTTTCGGACGCCAATTTTCAAGATTGGTGCAATAGCCTTTCTGCCACCTCTCCTATTTACTTCTTATTAAACACTTCATCAAAAGGAATTAACTTTGCTTTTCCACTCTTAACCTCTTTTACTCTTTTTTGCATTTCTTTCATAAACCCAGAAACATCTTCTTCTTCCCACCCTACAAAAGTCATTTCCCATAAAGCATGACACACAATATCTACTTTAGAAAACAATTTTAAAGTTTTAACATCTATCCTCATTCCTAACCATTCTGCCCAAGGAGTAAATTCTATTGCATAAATTTGTTTTCCTTCCTTTCCTGATACATCTACATAATCTCCATCTTCATCTTTAATCGTTTCAATAATTAATTTCAATTTACTCTTCTTAGATTTAAGGCATAATAATTTACAATATACATGTTTATATCCTTCTATACATTTCTTTTGGTTTGGATATAATTGAATAAGTCTTTTCTTTATCTCATTAAAAGAAATGGCAGAAATTAAAGTTGATAAAACTATATTATTTGCCATAATTAAATTTTTAGTGGAAAGGACTGGATTTGAACCAGCGACCCCTGCAGTGCAAAAGCAGCGCTCTGACCTAACTGAGCTACCTCCCCATTATAATATATAAACACATTATATAGTATAAATTTAAAAAAGTCAACTATTTTGTTAAGAAACATTTAAAACACTGTAAGTCCAGGAATAACTTTCTTATCAAACGTTATAATAGCATATCCTCCAGCATCCATTAAATGGTCGTTTACTTTAACTGGTTCATCTTCTTTTACAATTCCATCTTTCTCTTTCCAGCTATATGACTTCACTTCTTTTAATAAACTAACTGAATCCTTTGTTATATAAAATCCATGACTTTTTACAAAATCAATTCTATCTTTTATCTTACCTTTAAAACAAGGAATGATATTAAACCCAGCATCTTTTATTTCTTTGATTCTATCTGGCTCAGCATTATCAGCATATACCTCATCATCATATGTTAATACTCCATCTTTAACAAGTTGATGTAATCGTCCTATTTCCTTACCTTCTATCTTTGCTGATTCTTCAGACCTACATAAATCTGTATTAGTTAGAAATCTTTCATACAATCTCTCTTGCCAATAATAATCTTTATCTTTTTCTCTTATTTCTACAAGTGCTGTTTGATTATTATAACCAAAATCTAATCCAAATATCTTGATATCAAAATTATCTGGTAGCTTATCACAATATTTCCAATGCTTATAAATAATCGTTTGTTTAACACCTCTCAATCCTAATCCATAAACTCTCCAATAGTTTGGGTCTTTATCTTTATATGCTTCAATTTCTTTTACTATCTCATTTGATAAAAAAGGATTGTCTTTATAAGTTGAAGGAATAGTTAAACAATCTTCTCTCGTTTGAACATTATCATAAATCCAATGAAATTGGTCTGAAGGATTATAATCCATAAAAATTTGCGTATCAGTTCTCATTGCTAACTGTCTATAATCTTCTAAATCAAATTCGTTAGTTTCATTCATCCATAAATAATTTCTTCTTCTACTCCTAACTTTCTTAGGCTCATCTACAGAGATAAATTCTATTACACTTCTTGTTGGAGCATATGTGAATATATGGTCTGACTTATTGTGCCATTCTTTATGATATATACCTAACTTATTTATCTCATTTAAAACATCTTTCATTGCTGTAGCCCTCAATGACGGTAAAGTCTTTCTAGCTACTGTAATCTGACAATCTACTTCATTCATCATTATTAAAACAAATAACTGTGCTAGGCTCACAGTCTTTGAACTTCCACTTCCTCCTTCTAAAACCACCACTCTATTCTTCTTTTCTTGGTATTCCTTCAGAACTTTCTGGAAGACTACTGTGCTCTGCATCTTTTGTTCCATCTTCTTTTGGTTTAATAATTTCTATACTTATTTTAGTAACAGCATCTTCAGTATCAAAACCAATCTTCTGTCTAGGCATTCCATCTGTTCTATTTATTATATCTCTTAACATTTGACCGTCTCCTTCTAATGCTTTGTCTAATGCTATTCTCATTAACCTCACTGCTTCTGTTTCTTTCTGTCCTTCAGGAATCTCTTGTAATAAGTCTTTTAATATACCTACTAAAGAAAATTTAGGTCTTCCTTTAGGATTACCTGATTGTCCTGGTTTCCATTGATGCTCCATAAAACTCTTTGATAATGTTTTTTCCTTGTTTTCTCCTTGTTCATCAGCTTTCTCTTCATCTCCTATCTTTATCTCTGTAGGTGTTATTATTTCCTTGTTATCCTCTGTTATGTTTTCTTTATTTTCTTCTTCCATGATTATGTTTATTTCTTCTTTATATCTTCTGCCATATTATGAAACTCTTCTATCTCACTAGCCATTTTTTTTATATACTCATTTCTATGCTTATTACATAAATGGTCTAAGACCTCTAAGACATCGCCGACAAAAAATGTCTTCTTACATGCGACGCAATCTTCTTTCTTTACTTCTTTTAGTTTTTCTTCCATAATTTTATCTTATTTAAATATCATTAGTACCTTTAAGATTATATCCTTCAGCAATACAATTTGGATTACAAGGCACACTTTTAGGATTGCTTAAATCAAAATTAGCCATCCAATCAAAAACTTTCTTTATTATATTTAATATTACTTTATACATATCCTCGTTTTTAAACTTTTTATTATTAAGCGGAGGAAATAGGATTCGAACCTATGAAAGAATTGCTCCTTAATGACTTTTCGAGAGCCACGCCTTAAACCACTCAGCCATTCCTCCTCCTTATTCTTTACAACAATCTAATACTCTCTTAAGAATTTCTTTTACTTTACTAAGTTTAATAGATAGTTTTTTCATTCCATGCCTCTTTCTAAATTCCTTAATCTTTTTCTTCATAATTTTTTAATCTATTCCTAATTCATGCACACAATCATAACATAATTTATCATAATCCTTACTCATTGTATAGCTTCCATAAATTACTTTACCACATCTACTACATGAAGGATATTTATGACAATCTATTCCTATTTCCTTACAAAGCTTTTTGAAATCTTCTTCCTCTAGAGAAGTTTGAATAATAGGCATTCCTATCTGCTGGTCGTCTTTATAACTCAAATCAATTAAGTGAGATATGCTACAATCATCTTCTGTTATTACTCCTATGAGATTACTAGTTAATTCTTTTTCTTCTTCTGGGTCATAACAATTATTCTTATGCTGCCAATAATCTAACTCACAGATTATTTTATCTCCTTTCTTATATATTTTCATAATCTAAAATAATTCATATTTCTTTATTTCTTTCATTCTCTTAAAATAATTCTTTTTTATAATTTTCAAATCTTTTTTATATATATCAAGAGTAAATTCAAGATTCTTCTCAAATGCTTTATACGGCTTTTCTAAATATTGTTCTGCTCCTAAAAGAACTTCATAAAAAGCAATATCAGCATAACAACCTTTTATTATAG